ATGCCCAGTGCTTGAGAATCGGCAAGCGTTCCGGCGGGCAACCGAGATTCTATTTCGTGGCGCTCAGGGCGCCGGAAGCGGGTGTCTTTTCTCATTGGTCAAAACCGTAAGACTTTACATCTCTTGATTGTGCCCAAGAGTTGGCTGCAGGGCGAAACAGATTGACTTGTTCGGGTGTAAGTTTGTTTTCCACCTCCCTTGACATTTGTTTGAATGCTTCTGACGGTGTGATTGATTTGTTTTTCATGAGTTGTGTGTTCCAAATGTCTCGTAGTTTGTAGGTGACTTGTTGGGCTTCGTCGAGTCCCCGAGTCTTGGCGATAAGGGCGATGCCCTTTGCGAAAGGAAGAGGCGGTCCCGACGTGGCCCCTGAGGAACCCCTGCTGACGTTTTGAATAGGTTGGAACATTCCTGTGAACAGTGTTCTTGCCCCGAAAGCTTTCCCCATTTTGCTGGCACCCCAACCAAAGACTTCTTTGTCTGTGTAGTCTTTGGGGTCCATTGCCTTTTGAATTGCCTTCCTGATGCGACCTTTTGTTTTTTCGCTCTTGTAGTTTGAGAGAAATGATTTATATTCTTTCTCGCTCTTTGGGAGACCATTGACCCAATCTTTTATTCCCTTGTTGCCTCTCGCCTGGTTGGCGCCTGCTCGAACCAGCAACCAGTTCGACGGGGAGTCTGTGCCCCCTTTGCTTTTTGGAACAAAGTGTTCAATGTTCATGTCCTTCAAGGACCACATGCGACCGCCTGCGCTCTCATAGGCGCTGGTTCCCCCCTGCCTGAGCCACAAGTCAAGCACCGCCAGTCCTCTTTCTCTGTTTCCTGCCGTGCCCGCCTTGAAGATGTCGTTGCCGTTCTCATCCACCCCTGCCCACCACTTCTCGTGTGCTCTGCCGGCACTGTTCATGGACTTCTTCATGGAGTCCGGCAGCGCATCATAAATCATCTCGAGTTCTTTTCGAGGGAGTGCAACTCCCCGACTTGTTGCCTCTCGTCGAAGCAACTTCAGTGTTTCTGGGTCCCTCTCGGCGTCCCCCAGTGTTTTTTCTCGTTTTCGAAGGTCTTCAATCTCTTTCCAAGTCAACGCTCGACGGGAGGCCCGTTTTTCGTCCTGTTTCCACTCCACTGACGGTTTTTTGACCGACCCCCCTTCCCCCGGAGAACCGATGTTCATCACTTTGCTGATTTGATCTACAGCCTCGACCAGTCTTCTCTCCTGTTGACTTCCGGGAAGAACCTTGTTTGCCTTTAGAACATAGTTGGCAAGAGCGTTGCGTGTTTTAGTAAGCCCCTGGGCGACGGGAAGGGGGAACTCGACCAGGCATGTCTCGTCCCCGGATATGCACGCTGCTGAACAGTTCTTGCCTTTTTGACAACGTTTGCGGCGACCCCCAACAGCCTGCGCCTGCGCCCTCAAGACTTGTGATCTCGTGGGAGTAGGGCGATGGGTTGTTGAGGGGGCGCCGGTAGTTACCATCAGTCGTCGTAACGGTCGAGAATGTGAGCAATCACAGAGTTGCGAACAATGTCTTCTTTTTCAAACTCGACCACACCAACTTCAGAAAGTTGACGCAGGCGGTGAATGGCGTCGACCAAGCCGTTTTCGCGGCGGAACACTTCAAGGTCCGTCTGCTTTGTATCACCGATGAGACAGATTTTGGAATCTTTGCCGACACGGGAGAGGCAAGTTTTGATGTGCGAAGGCAGGAAGTTCTGCGCTTCATCCACGATGATAAATGCTTCGTTCAACGAACGTCCCCGAATGTCTTCGAGCAGGACAGGTTCGATGATCTTCTTATTGAGAAGGTACTCAGCAGCGCCTTGCGAACGCATGACGCAGGGTAGGTTGTCTAAAACGGGTGCAATCAAAGGAGCAATCTTTTCGGAAAGATCGCCTGGTAAAGCGCCTCGTCCACGTTGGAACTCAACACCGACATCACTTCGGACGTAATAAACTTTATCAAATTGCCCTTCAGCAATTCCAAAAAGTCCGTAGTGAAGTGCAATGAGAGTTTTGCCGGTTCCCGCACAACCGTGTGCGAGAGTCACTGTGTTACGCTTAAAACAGTTCCAGAGTTCTTCTTGACGCCAAGTCAAAAACTTGGGCGGTTGAACATCCATCCCCTTGTGGTAGGATGCTTCAATCATTTGGGCTGCTTCGGCGCGACGATTCTTGCGCTTTTCCTTGGAGGTGAGCATGTTAAATAAGTTGACAGCAGTGGGTAGAACATACGCTTCGTGTCCAATTAACTCTACATGTAACTCACCCCCTTGAGAAATAGATTGAGCCATTGGAGGACTGAACTCAACACTTGGTTTTACCCGGTTACATCGTCCACCAACACTCTTTCTCTAGCAGCCACTCAATGTAGCCGCTCTGCGTAGTCGTCCCACCCGTTCTTGCCGCCACACCAAACGGAGTACCGCTCGGTGCCATGCTTGGCACTTTGCGCCAGGTACTTGTCAGCAGCAACGTCTGTGATCAGGACTTTTGTGCCGAGGGTTTCGTGCATCAGCGATGCGTTACGATCAGGGTTCGGATGATTTGCCATGGTAATCTGTTGTAAACAACAGCAACTTTTTAGGCGGTTACCAATCGCCATCTACAACTCTAAGTCCCACCCAATATTCCGTTTTCCACCCCGAATACCTCGTACGAAACTCGATCGTGGATCCGCCTCCCCGCTTACGGCATCGTAGTCAGGGTCGTTGTAATTATGGTCTGCAGGGAACAAACGTAAACGTCCGCTTGTAAGGTTTGGAAACACGTTACGGTTTTCAAAACCCGGACGAGTTAGTTCTCCGAAGAACCGTTTGTTGGTGATGATGGAGTCCTGGAGACCTTTGTCCACCGTGTCCAACTTCATCGAGAAGTAAGTCAGTGCCCACGTAAAGGAGTCGGTTCGGTCGTCATGCTTGACAAACGGGAACGCCGTCAGTTCTTTCACGAACGGATCGATCCACTCTCCCTCGACAAACTTGACTCGGTCGAACTCCATCAGGGGCGCAACCGCTTGAAGTCGAATGGTTTTTGACTTCAGGGGTTTCATTTCCTCGATGGGAATTTTTGCCTCTTTCTTCAACATCTGAATCAGAGACTGCCCCGACGCTGCTTTTTCAATACAGAGCACTCTTGCTTTGTAGAAAGAATATAAATGTTTCACCTTAGCAATCAAGTCCGGGAAACCCAATCGCCCCGTGATAATTTCACGAATGAAGACAATGCCGGGATACCTGTGGGAGATTGATGCGATACAAATGGCAGTTTCGTCAGCCATCTCTTTCTCGGAGAAGGCACAGTCAACCGCCAACCAAGTGAGGTCAAACTCCGGACAGTCGTGTTTTTCAACCCTTGAAATCCAACTGTCCTTGACGATTTGCCCCTCTTCCGAAACCGGACTTCCCTGGTACAGTGCCGAGAACGCGAAAGAACCCATGGTTTTCTTCTGCGCCATGAGCATGTCCACGGTGAACGCCGTGTTGCTGGGCCAGTGAGACTCGCCAAGGTCCCTTTCAAGTGGGTCCAGTGCCCGTTGTTCCGCAGTTTCAATCAGACCGGCAATGTTCACCCATCGCCAACCGTTCGGGTTTTCCACTTCGTCATATTCCCCATCCGCCTCCAACAACACACCGTGAAGGTCGTGAGAGTGGAATCGCGTAGCAATCACCATCTGACACCAGTTGTTAGTTCGTCGGGTGGACGCCTGCTCACCCCACCATGACTCCAGGGCTTCAAGCGCAGCGGTTGATGTGGAGTCCTTCAACGGGTCGTCCACAATCATGGCTCCGACACCTTGGCTGGTGATATTAGTTGTGCCTGCCGTGAAACCCGTCAGCACACCACCGACGGAGGTGGGAAGAATGTATCCACCACCGAGCATGTCGTACTTGGAGTCCCGGGAGAAACCGAGCCACTCAGGGAAGATTCTTGAAAACTCTGGGTGCTTCAGATACCCAACGGCGTCTCGAAAAAACTTACCAGAAAGTTGCTGACCGTACGATGCGATGATGTGCTGCGTCATTTGATCTCGACCCAGCAACCATGCAACAAACATGGACGCCAGCATTGACTTGCCAGAACGAGGCGGGCACGATACAATCAGACGCCTGTACCGTTTTGTGGCAAGGTCTTCAAACGCCGACGCAATCACTTCGTGAAACGCAACCACCTTAAGGTCGCCTTTCTTCATGATATCGGCAAAGGCAAGAAAGCAATCTCTCGCCGCACGATACTTGTACTCCTCAATGACGGAGGCGGGTGCCTCCATCACAATGAGTTCTTGAATACCACGAATGTATTTTCGCCAGCTGCTATGTTCGTCGAGCAAACTGGCTTTGGTGATGATGGGTCGCATATCAGAAATTGCTGATGCGTTTCAGGAGTTCTTCGACTTTGCCGTCGTAT